GATCTTATCATCTTGGATGGGGAATACCCTATGATTCATCTGGCAGTTTAGGTTGGACGGGTGCAGGTTGCGACTATGCTGGAAATCCAAGAGTGTGGGGACAAAACTTTAGTTGTAATCTTGGAACATTTTCTTCTGGATCTGGACCAACACAAGCACAAACAGATGCATATAATCAAGCACTTGCAACAAAAAATGCAGCACAGCAAGACTATAATAATGCCTTATCAGAATATAATGACAAACTAAGTGTATATAACCAAGAGGTTGCAACATTAAACTCATTGAATCAAACATTAACCAATAAAGAATCTGAATACGATAATGCAATAAATGATACAGAGGATGCTTTGTCTGAAAAGAACAATGCTATAAATGATTTCAATGATGCTATCAACGATGTCAATAGCGCAATTGATGACGCATGGCGTTACTATGATGAGCAATCGCAAAGAGAAATTCAAAGAGCAATTGCACAAGCAGCAGCCAATGCAGCAGCAAACCAACCTAAACCAGAGCCAAAGCCAACTGTTGAACCAGAAAAGCCAAAGCCTTCTCCACCACCAACAGAAAAGCCTGAACCTAAGCCAAGCAATGCTACTGGAACAGAAGAGCCAGGCCCAAAGCCAACACAGCCAAGTCCAAAACCAGAACAGCCTAAACCAGAAGAACCTAAGCCTGAGCCAACAAAGCCAGAAGAGCCTAAGCCTACACCTGCACCAACTCCTGAACCAAAGCCAGAACCTAAACCAGAGCCTCCTGTTGAGCCTTCTCCAGAGCCTAAGCCACTTCCAAGACCAGATTTTAAGCCAGCAGAAAACATTGATCCAGTTATTAAGGATGCAGAGTTAGCAGCACTTATCCCAGAAAAAGGTAGCGGAACAGCAGAAGATTTGTCTGGAGTTATTGCCAACCTTACAAGCAAAGATAATAAGTTAGTTAAACTTTCTACAGAGCAAACCGCAGCAGTCAGTCAGACTCTAAAGGCTTTGACTCAGGAAGCAAAGCAAGAACTTGCATCAGACCTTGGTATCTCAGCAGGTGAAGTTGCAAAAGTAGCAGAAGTAATGAAGTCAGATCCCGCAGTCGCAGCAGCATTTGTTGAGTTTGCAGATAGAGCAGGGGATGCAGGAAACACTCCAATGCCATTTACATTAGCGGATGCAACAACAGAAGTACAGACAGAAGCATTCTTAGCAGACCCACTTGGAGCAGTATTTGAAGTGGATGTTACAGAGCTATTGTCTAATTTCTCTGAATTAGGTATGGATATGACGGATGATCAGAGAGAAAAAGCACAAGAAGTAATTGTCCCAGTGGTCATTGCATCACAAATTGCAGGGGCAGTCATAAGGAGGAACAAATGAAGATAATCAATAAAGCCATCAACCTGGTAGGCAAAATGCTCAAGGGATTAATCAAATGGTTTAAAGACGCAGGAATGGAATTAATTGCACAGGCATTTACCCTCCTTGGCTTCTTTATAGCATGGCTAACTTTGACGGGATCAGCAAGAGACATTGTTGGAATTGCAGTGCTTGCAACAACAATAATCTGGCTAATTACTATCCCATTAAGAAAGGACAAATAATGACAAAATCAAATATAAAGACACCAACACATGTAGGTGGAGGAGCAATTGCTAGTATTAATAATATTGTAATGCGTATAGTTGCAGTCTTTGCAGCATCTGGATTATCAGTAATTGGTGCTGGTGCAGTGGTAGGAATTGAAACTTATAAAGCAGTTATATTAGCAGGTACTCTTGGCGTTGCCACCGTAGTTGAAAGGCTTGCACGAGGTTTCCTGGATGACGGTAAATTAACTGTAGCAGAAATAAATGCTGCATTTTCAGCAGTAGACAAAAAAGCTGAGAAATAATGCTATAATTATACTATGAATAAATATCGCATTAAACTAGAAGTAGAGGTTGAAGTAGAAGCCTTTAACTCGCAAGACGCAAGTGAATATATTCATGATATTTTTAATATAGATGACGAAATTAAAAAGGTTACTATATCTTCAATAAAAGAGCAACAGAAATAGCCTTGACACTGCCGTAGTTTTTACTGTATAATTATAGTAATGCTGCGGCATTGCCTATTGGCCCATAGCTCAATAGGCAGAGCATAGAGCTGTTAACTCTAGGGTTCCAAGTTCGATTCTTGGTGGGCCAGCAAATAAATCAGGCGGACTTACTGATAGGAATGAAGTGCTTCATTTAACAATGCAGGGCGTTGAGATATTTATTAATAGATCTCAAACAAAAGTTCAAAAATCTTTTTGGGATAATTATGATTTGATAATATGGAAAAAAGATTCAAACGGCTACTCAGATACAAGTGGCATGTTCCATGATAATCAATGGGGTAAAGCAGAAAAAATTTCTGTTAACAGTAAAGGTATCTGGAAGTTGCCAAAAAAATATGTCAAATATTTTAAATGATCTTGGCATAGAAGAAGATAATCCAAACTGGTACAAGCTTGCCTTATGTTTGGGGATGGACACAAACTTATTTTTTGATAAGTATGAGTCAGATATTAATATAGCAAGGACAGTAGATGAAGCCTGCCTGTCATGTCCAGTTATAGCTATATGTTATGAAAACGGAATAAACAACAATGATTATGGAGTATGGGGAGGAGTTTATTTAAACTCTGGATCTATAGATAAAGTAAGAAACTCACATAAAACAAAAGAGGTTTGGAAAAGATTGAAGTCTAAACATGTTTATTGATAAGAACAATGGTAAAGATCATTTTAAGTATGGTATTAATCAATGGACTGGTGAACCAAATAAGCCAGTGTTTTATTCAAAAGAAATGGCATCAAAATTAAGAGAGCTAAAAAAGCCAGCCCATGATTTAGTAATGGATATAATAAAGTACCCAGATTTTTTAGCAATAAGATTGTATGAAGATAATTTTGGTAAGTACGACGGTTCAATGAAATTAAGAGTAATAGAATATGTTGAAATGGTTAAAAATATCATAGAGTCCTACGGTGTTAGATGCGAGCTAGAGGGAGCCCCAGGTGAAGGAAAACGCAGAAGTAATTAGCATAGTATATTTGTATACAGAAGGTGTTTACGGAATGGTTGAAAATATTGGGATATACGCATCAGAAGTTTCATATGTAAAAGATGGAATTAATTATTTAGAGCTTGTTGACAATGAAGATTTTATTGTTATGAATGAAATTGTACTTATGCATGTTGAGGAAGATAATGAGTGATCCAAATTCAATAAATCAAAAACATATATCTGACTATTTAGATAGATATAAAGATAGTGATACTGCATATATGCTAACGATTTCTCGTGATGGCGAGTCACCTGCAAGATCAATATATTATATGTCTAATGCAATAGATGCTGCAGAAGCTTACAATAGGTATCAAGACTGGGGATTTGCAAAAGAATATCTAACTGTCAGATTGTATGAGCCAGGCGGAAAGATAAGTACAAAAGTGCTAAAAAGACCAAAAGCGGGAGAATGTGTATTCGTTAAGTCTGACTACGTAAAAGCTGCTGAGATAGTATTGTCAGTAAAAGAACACCTAAGTCCAGAGATATATGCTATACTAGTTAAAGATTTTGCTGGTCTATTTTCAAGAGATAACATCAGGTTTGATGTTTCTAGATTTTTTAAATCTACACAATGCGAAGAGGTAAATGAATAATGGATAAAGTTTTATGCTACAGCTGTAATAAGACCAAGAACCAGTTAAATCTTAGAAAGTCTACATTGCTACCAATTAATCTACTTATGTGTGAGACATGTATTAGTTCAAAATTTGAGCCAAGATGGGTAGTAATATTGTCAGGAAGACAGTACGGATCAGAGTTTGTAAAAGACTATGTAATCAAAAAAAGATACTGCGGAAACGATATTACTGCTTCTGAATTATTAGTTTAATAAGCATTATTAAGGTATAATAGATGTATAATGCAGATATCAATAGCAGAAATCATAGTAGCTATCCTAGCCGCACTTCTCAGTGGTTTGGGAACTGGCGTAATCGCTGGGCTTAGAGAGAGAAGAAGAGAAAAGGTAAGAAAAGAAGAAAAGGCGCAGGATAATTTAAAGATAGAATTAAGAGATCTTCAAATTAAATTATATAAACTTGAGCGAGATTTAGATGAATGGAAAGATAAATATTATGAGGCCATTCAGGAATTAATTGCAGTAAAGGCTGAGCTAGAAGACACTTTAATTAAATTAAGCCATATAAATATTCATATAAATGAGGGCTAGCACTGCGAATTTATAAATAGTATACTTATGCTATGACATGTATAGTAGCAATTGCACAAAACGGTGTTGTTTACATGGGATCTGACCACGCCGCCTCAGATGATAAAACTGGCTGGATCCTATCCAGAAAAGAACCAAAATGTTTTAAAGTAGGTCAGTATGCTGTAGCGTTTACTGATAGCTTTAGAATGGGACAAATCCTGCAATACTCGTGGGTACCACCAAAGTATACTCCAACAAAAACAAACTCTGGTCTTGATAAGTTTATGAGAACCAAATTTATAGATTCAGTTAAGCAGGCATTTAAGGACAACGGATACGGATCAATAGGATCATCTTCTGAAGAAGATACTGGTGGCATATTTATAGTTGGATTAGAGGGTAGAATTTTTACCATAGATGAAGATTTTCATGTAGGAGAAAATGTTGTAAACTATATGGCAGAAGGAAGCGGCGGAATGATTGCTCTAGGAGCTTTGTATGCTACAAAGAATCAAAAGAACCCTAGGCTAAGGCTAAAGGCAGCACTAGAAGCAGCCTCAGAGTTTAATATGTCTGTTGCACCTCCCTTTACATACATACAAGTATAGAGTATAATTGTTATATGATATATGCATTTTTTGTCTTGTCAGTAGCCATAACAGTTAAGTTAGTTTTGCTTGTCAAAAAATTTAATCAAAAATATAAAGTAGGGCTATACTATATGGATAGAGATGAATCATCTGAGCAAGAAGAAAACGGTATTGGCTTAGACTATAGAAACTCTATGGATCTAAGAGGCAATCCAACTCATGAATGTATATGCGGATGCAACATATTTAATGTTAAAGTAATCTTTGATAATTTTGAAATTGCTACTTATTTTTTAGACATGGAATGCGCCCAATGCGGGAGCGTTGCCACAGCACCAACACCACTAGATAGAGAGAATACTGAATGAGAAAAGCAGAAAGACTACGCCAGCTTGAAATGCAGGTTCTAAGAATGGAAATGCATCTTGAATTAATGGCAACTGCCCTAGGAAATCTAATAGATTCTGAAACTGATAAACTAAACAATCATGCATCTTCGCTTGATTCTGGAAAATGGTACCAAAAACCTTCAAAAGACTATTGACATCCTGATTATATTTAGTACAATTGTCATATGAATAAAAAACTAATAACAGCGCTATTGTCGCTAACACTAATCCTACCGCTATCATCAACTGTCTCACAGGCAGCACCCGCACCTACAATTGCTATCCTAGACACAGCATTAGACTCTACATTGCCAATCTTTAAGGATAAGATTGCAGCAGAGGTTTGTATTATAGACTGGGCATCATGTCCAAATGGCAAAACATTTATGGAGGGTCCAGGGGCAGCAACACTACAGATGCCTTTTGTATCTCAAAATGGATTTGATCACGGCACACAGATGGCATCAGTTTTTATTGCTAATAACCCAAATGCAAAAATTGTTTTTGTTAGAATTATTGGTAACACTTCAAAGGGTTCACGACAAACTGCTGGTGAGTCAACAGTATTTAACGCCCTTAATTGGGTAAATGCTAATAAGGAAAAGTATAATATTCAGGCTGTGACTATGTCACAAGGACATCACATGCTTGGTGCAGTTGGAACAAACTACTGCCCAGCAACACCAACAACAAGATCATCAATCAATGCTTTAGTTTCAAGCGGGATCCCAGTATTCTTCCCATCAGGCAATGGAAGAGACTACCAAAGAATTGATTGGCCAGCATGTATTGATCAGTCAATTTCTGTAGGCTACACAGACCAACAGGGAGAGATGGCAGCAAACAGCAACAATGATAATGCACTCCTAGATCTATTTGCATTAGGGTATCACGCTGCCTGGTCACCAGGAAATATTGAAAAGTATATCGCTGGATCATCTGCTTCTGTTCAAGTTGCTGCTGCATCTTGGATGCTTATTAAAGAAAAGAATCCATCTTGGACTTACTCACAAGTACTAAGTGCAATGACATCAACTGCTTCAAGCACAACTGGTCGTCAAGGAACATTTAATAAGCTTATTAATCTTCAAGCGGCAATTTCTTATGGAGCACAGCCAACACCAAAGCCTACAGTTACAGCAGTACCTACGGTAACAGCAGAACAATTGGCTGCACAGCAAAAAGCTTTGTTGGTTGCTGAGTCATTAAAAGCAATTGCATTAGCAGAAACCCAGTACCAATTAGAAGTTAAGGCTGCAGCAGATAAGTTAGCAGCAACAAAAGCAGCATGGGCAGCAAAAATTAATGGATGAAAATAAGCAAACAGTACTAGAAGGAATTATTGAGGATGTTGCTACTGACCTGTACAATAAGTGGTCAGCAGCACTTCCCGAAGAAGAAAGAAACCAGCAAGCATTCAGCGCTATGTCAAAGAATGCACATGAAACTACTGTATTTGTTATTCAAAATTTTATGAATAAATTTAATGCAGCAGCAGACGAATTAAAAGATCAAGACTAGTTACTTGACCAGCTCTTGTTAATTTAGTAAGATAGGTATCATGCAAACATTTTTACCAGAAGCGGACTTTCAAGAAACTGCAAAGCATCTTGATAGAAAGCGCTTAATCAAACAAAGCGTTGAAAATTTACAGATTCTAAAGTCCCTTGCTGGACTATATGAAACTGGAGCTTGGTCTAACCACCCAGCAGTCAAAATGTGGAAGGGACATGAAGATTGGTTGTTCCTTTACAATGAAGCCATTGTTCGAGATATAATCCTACGTGGGTATAAGAATACAACTCACGCCTCGTTCGATGAGATATATAAAGAAAACTTTCTTGGGTTAGAGTCAGATAGACCTTGGTGGCTAGGAGAAGACCAAGTTCATTACACTCATAAGGGAAGATTGTTTGAAAAGGATCCTATTCACTACTACTTCTATAGTGAGTATGCAGATTATAAAGAGATTGGTTATACCTGTTGTGAAAATTGTAACTACTACTGGCCAACACACGTGGATTCATTATGATAGTAACTGATACTAAATTTGATTCCGTTATATCTTCCCACAAAACAGTCTTAATTGATTTCTGGGCAGACTGGTGTGGCCCTTGTAAACAGGTCAGCCCAATCCTAGATGAGATATCAAATGAGCGTGGACTTTGGGTAGGAAAGATAAATATTGATGAGAATCCAGTAAAAACAGCTGAGTTCTATGTACATTCGATTCCAACTATGGTATTATTTGTAGATGGCAAACCAGTCAAGACTATTACTGGAGCCAAGCCAAAGCATATTCTATTAAAGGAGTTGTCTGAATGGATATAAACTCAGACGATGACTTTATGGAGTTTGAAATTTGGTTAAAGAATGGTTTTGATCGTGGATGGATATCAGATGTATTTTGCAATACACATGATGGAGCTCCAATGACAGAAGAAGAAATGCAAGAGTGGGATGAAGGCGGAGACCCGTGTTCTTTCCAAGTAAAAGTAAATAACTTAAACTAAAATTCTGATTCAAGAGAATCAGAGGAAACAAGGAGAATAAATTAAATGAACTCATTTAAGAAAATTGCACTAGCCATGGTTGCAGCCATGACTTTGGGCACAATCGTAGCAACACCTGCAAGTGCTGCTGTAATGACAGTCTCTGTATCATTAGACGGAACGGCTAACACAACCGCTTCTGCTATTGCTACACCTGCTGCATTGCCAGTACCTGCAGACAACACAGTTGACGCTGCTGACGCACTAAAGTTTGTTGCAACAGTTGACACAGGGACAAACGTTTCTGTAGTAGCAACAAACGCAACAATCGTGTCTGCACTACATACATCTGCTGCACCAGTAGGAGCATCGTCAGGATCATCATCTTTGACAATTGCAACTGGAACAGGAACAACAGCAACATTTTGGGTCTACACAAAGACCACAGCAATTGGAACAGTAACTGTTACAAACCAGGGAACAACCTTTACCTATTATGTACAGGGAACCGCTGGTAAGATCAATACACTTACATTATCTGCGCCTGCATCAGGTGCTGCTGGAACAAAGCAAGATATTACAGTAACTGCAACAGATACATTTGGAAACAGAGTATCAGGAAAGTCAATCACAGCAACAGTATTTGCTTCAACAGCAACACTAGATACAGCAACAGCAACAACTGGAGCCACACTTTCAGACTTTGGAGTTGCTACATTTAAGGCAACACTTCCAACAACTGGAACACGTTCACTAATCACATTTGCGCCAACAACATCATCTGATGCAACAACCGCAGATGTAGTTGGTCTTCCTGCTCGTGCATTAGCACCATTTGCAGAAATCGCAGTTCGTGATCTAGTGTCAGAGCTTGCTGCACAGATTGCTGCTAAGGATGCAGCACTTGCTGCTAAGGCAGTTGCAGATGCTGCACTTGTTAAGGCAACAGCAGAGCACACTGCTCTAATTGCTGCAGAGAAAGCTGCTTCTGCTAAGGCACTTGCTGATGCTAAGGCTGCTTCAGATGCAGTTCTACTTGCTAAGGATGCAACTATTGCTAAGTTGACAGCAGATAACGCTGCTGCTCTTGCTTCTCTAAAGAAGTCATTCAATGCACTTGCTGCAAAGTGGAATGCAAAGAATCCAAAGGCTAAGGTCGCACTTCAGAAGTAATTAACTTCGATTAAAGGGGCAGGGTTAGCCTTGCCCCTTTAATATTTAAATGATAGAATGGTAACATGGAATCAACTAGAAGAACATTATTAAAAACATTAAGCTGGGAAACATTTCATTTAGTAGGAGTAGCGGGAGTAATATTTATCTTTACTGGTGAGTGGGAATATGCAAGTCTAGGAGCCTTAATTTATATAGGGTGGGAAGCTTTGGGATACTTTTTGCATGAAAGAGTATGGGCTAAATTTGGAAAAGGCGTCCGATAATGGGAAAGCACAACGATAAGATTAAAAAAGCTTTAGAGCAAAGAATTGCAGCAACTCCAAATGGAGCGGGTTATAAGAAGCCAGGATCTATGAATAAAAAGAAAACAGGCTATAGAGGCCAGAGGGCTAAAGGTCCCAAGTAGTGTTTAATGATTTATGCGAAATAAAAGACTGTAAAAACAAGGCAGCAAGAATAGCATCACGTCCAGAAGGCGGAATTATCGACATTTGTAATGACTGCTGGCACAAACAATACAAGTCTTAATCAACTAAATGCTATAATAGAGGTATAGATGGAGATCTAGACCCATCTAAATAGACAACCTATAGGAGAAAAAAATGTCAGACGGATTGAATTTAACAGGATTTAACGAAACAAAAGGAAATGAGCCATCACCATGGCCAACAGAAAACTATACAGAAGCACCAGCATCAGCGTTTGCATCAACTGATAAGTCATCACAAGATGGCGCAGGGTTAGGCGCAAACGGTAAGTAATATGTGCTACGAATGCGGATGTGAAACTTTGGGAAGCACATTAGGTGTAACCTCAGTTTCAATTACAGATGTTTCAAGAGATGGTGAGTCAGGCTTAAACTTTAGTATGAGCTCAACACCAGAGCAGACAAGACAATTCATCAATGAGTAATTTTAAAAAAGATGATGGTACTGGAGCAACCCCTCCACCAAACTCTGCCCCTTCTGGAGCAGTAACAAGTAGAGAAGCTACAAAAAAACACCCTAGGCAGGGAATGAAGGTTGATACAAACAAGCATGGTATTCGTAGAGAAACCAGCACAGTTCCAAGACCTCCAAAGAAAACAGGAAGAAAAAAAGTTTAAAAAATGTGTAAAGAATGTGGTAATTGCTCTAAAGAACATTCAAATTCTTTAGATGATGCCATAGATCTAATAATAGATTCATCTATTGCATAATATTAAAAGGAGAACAACATGTCAGATACAAAAGTAGTAAGTCAATTAGGTGGAAACCTTTTAGGTGGCGGAGGAACTGGAATTTGGTCATACGATAACTTTCTTTCTAAGGAAGAATGCGATGAGCTAATTAAATTTTTTAACGCAAATCAAGAAGAGTGGAGATTTATTTGTTTCTATGGATCATACGGAATGCATGTTGTTTCTCCATTTACTAAGGAGCATGGAACTTCTATAACAGAAGAGTACATGGCTAACCTTCGTGCAAGAATGATTCAGTATGTTTCAGATGCAGCAGGAAGACCAATGAAAATTAACAGTATGCATGCCCAGAAATGGGAATTAGGTGCTTACGCAAATGATCACTCAGACAGTACAGACCTAGATGGAAATGACATGGGATGGAGTGACAATAAACAATATGCTGGTATATACCTTAACTCACATCCAGATTATTCTGGAGGAGTTTTAAAGTTTAGAGACCACGGTATTGATGTTGTTCCAGCAACTGGAACATTTGTATCATTCCCAGGAGGACCTGAAAACATCCACAGTGTTACAGAGATAACTGGTGGAACAAGATACACAATTGTTATTTTTTGGGACTACGCAGACTCATGGTACTCTGAAGCGGAGCTTCAAGAGATGGAAGCTTTAATCATGAAAGAAAGAATTCACCAGTACCAGCTTAAAAATAGATGGCGCCTAGGTGAAGCACACCCATTATTAGAAGATCCTTACACTGGTCTTGACGACGACTCTAAGCTACCAGAAGGATTTAAAGAAAGCTTAACTACTGCAGATATGAAATCAAATGCACGTAGAAATCAAGAAAATGCAGTAAAAGAAGGTCGTGTACCAGAAGGTGTAATTAACGACATGATTATAAAAGAAGAGGTTACAGAATGATTTTAAATACAGGTTCTAACGGAATAGACGCTAACGGAGAATCATACGATTACGCTTTTACTATTGAATTAGGAAGAGTAAGCTATTCTCCAAATGAAGACGGTACCTTTGAGACTGTTCTTTTAATATCAGATCACCCAGACAATAGACTAATAGAAAAAAGAGATATGTCTCATGCTGATCTACAAAAATGGTTTGACAACCCAACACCAGAATATTACGAGGCAAACATTAAACAACTTCCAACAAAGGAATAAAATTGTTTAATAAAATTAAATGCTCAATCTTGGGGCATCTTATAGTAGAGGCTGGTTCATGTCCATTTACTGGTAAAACATATCAGGCATGTACCAGATGCGGTAAAATGAGAGAAGTGTAATGAAACAGTTATACTTTTTGCATATACCTAAAACTGCTGGTAGGTTTGTAAAAGAAAATATTAGAACTACATTGCGTAGTAATAATATAAATAGCTATACTAACACACACTACCCACACAACGTAGACCTAAATGACCAAGCATATATTGCTGGTCATTTTGGTACATACCCAATTGATGTTATAAAAGACATAGATGTTGCCTGCATTGTTAGACACCCAATAGATGCAAGAATTAGCTATTTTAATTTTATATATGAACCACAGTTTGCAGGACAAAAAGAATATGATAACATTGATTTGTATATAGATAAACTAAAGTATTATTTGTTTGTTGATCCAAATGCTGCGTCTCACAAGAACTACCAGGCAAGATTTATATGTAATCCAACAGACTCAAGACTGTTTAATGCATCTAAATTTATAAGAGAAGATGAGGCTATACTAGAGCAAGAAGGAAAATTTAATGATGGCAAAGTGTTTACTTGGTTTGTAGATAACGATAAAACATCTCTTGAATTTGCTAAGAAGCAAATAGATTCTTTTAGTATTGTAGGTACAGTAGACAACATTGATAAGTTTATGTCAAAGAAACAAAAATGGTTTAAAGATAACTATGGAGTTGCAATAAGGTGGGATAAAGAAAAAAAGATTAACTCATCTGAAGTTGTGTACGATGGAGTAGAATATACTACATCAAAGTTAAAGAGCATGCTGACAGATCAAGAAAAGCAAATGATATTGGATCAAAATTCAATTGATTTTGCAATATATAATTATGTAAAGGAAATAGAAAATGATACTAAATAAATCTGAGGAAAACTTTAACTTTAAGTTTAAGGGAAGATTTAATATAGATGCCATAAAAGACATAGTGTCGGCCTTTGATTCAGAATGGCTAATAGATACAACCAGACAAAACAATAAGTATCCTAATAGAAGAAATCCACATTCATTTACACATTCTTATTTAATTAATTCTTGTTCAATTGAATGGAACTACGGAGAGCCATTTACAACATACAGATCAAGCGAGAATGTAAAGTTGTGGAAAGAACTTGAACCAATAATTAAAGGTCTAGAATATTCTTGTGACGGAGTTTTGGCAAGAGCTTTACTTGTGAAGCTTTCAGAAGAAAGCGATATTGATCCTCATTCAGATAGCGGAGACTACCTTGGTTTAGTTAGAAGGCATCACATTCCAATAGTTACTAACGACAAAGTACACTTTAGCGTTGGTGGCGAAAGAAAGCATTTAAGAGTAGGTGAATGCTGGGAAATTAACAACAACAGGGTACACTCAGTTGAAAACGGCGGTGGGGAAAGAATTCATTTAATTATAGACATAATGCCATCTGGTGCAGTTAATGGATAGCATACCAAAAATAATATGGCAGACATGCTCATCTAAATATGATGAACTACCAGAGTATGTTAAAATTTGTTCTGATAGCTGGAAAAATAATAATCCAGAATGGGAATACAGGTATCTAAATCATGAAGAGTGCTATGATATCCTGTTAGAAAACTACGATAAGAAGACGGCAGAGATATATAAGGAGATTGATCATCCACAAATAAAAGCAGATTTCTGGAGATATATGACTCTATATAAATTTGGCGGTATATATATAGATATAGATGTAATATCATTTGATAAAATAGATTCATACTTAACAGACAAAGAAGCATTCTTTATTAAAATAGGAACTTACCTAGAGGATAGAGATCATGAATACGCTATGTGGTTTTTTGGATGCAAGCCAGAGAGCCCAGTTATTAAAGAGGTTATAGATGCGATGATGATAAATCTAAATGGATTAGATACATATAGAAGAGCATCATGGCAAGAAACGGGGTTTCCAGTATGGAATCCTTCAATAGATAAATATATTGATCAAGATTGGTTTAGCTTGCATGACATAGAGGGAATACCAATGCATCACTATGGGGCTAACTCAAAATGGACAGACAACTATTATTCAAGAAGACCAATGGAAACATTTTTTTGGGACATGTCTTCATCTTTAGATATAAAGGTAAGCAACAAAGCCTATTCTAGTTTAGAGGTATATAAATAATGGGAATGGATGTATACGGCACAGACCCATCAGCCGATATAGGAAAAATATTTAGAAGAAATGTTTGGGGCTGGCATTCATTATGGGAGTACATAGAACACGAGTACCCAGAGATAGCAAATAAAGTGTATAGCCCACATACAAATGACGGTGGTTCATTAAATAAACAAGATTGCTTAGATCTATCTGATAAAATAGATATTGATTTTAAAATAGGAAAGATACATATATATGTAGATGAGTGTACTAAATTCCTAGACTCATTGGCGGATGTAGATTGCTATGCATGTCTGGGGTTTGGGATCACCAGAAGTGGCGTTTTTCACCCTTCTAAGGGGGTTTGCAGGCAGTGCCAAGGCAAGGGTAAGGCTAGGCCATATGCTTATAACTACTTGCCCCGCATAGACGATTTAGTTGAATTTTCTTTATTTTTAAAATCATGCGGAGGGTTTAAAATACTATAATTATATATAGTATAATGTATATATGGAATTAGTTAAACATGTAATAGAGGGTGATCTATGGTATATAGATAACTTTCTTACAGACGAAGAGCTCATATTATTAAGAGAGCATGCTTATGAGCCTACTGGCTGGTATGCAACTATGAGATCCCCATATAAGAATATATTAAATAAATTTATAGGCGCAGAGATGCAACTAGATGAAAAAGGTAATGCGACTAAGATCCCAACAGATGAAAAATATGAACTTCCTGTTTGGTTTAAAGCAATTCATGAAAGAATATCTTCTGTTCTTCCTGGGGTTTATCAGCCACATACCACCTTACAAACATTTAAGGCCATGACTCAAGAAGAAGCAAAGGCTAATCTTCAAGAGCAACACAAAAAATCATTTGAACATAAAGATATTGATTATGCATATGATTGGCACTATGAAAAACATGATGAGCATAATTCTGGCCTAGTTGCATCATTTTCATTGTATATTAATGATGACTTTAAAGGCGGAATAGTAGAGTTTATGCATAAAAATTATGTTGTAGAGCCTAAGCCAGGAAGGTTAGTATGTATTCCAATAACAAAAGAGTGGGAACACCGTGTTACTTTCGTAGAAGGAAAAGATAGACATACATTCTATGGAAACTCTTATACAGGCATGGATCAATGGAGATTTAGTAGCCCAGATGACTGCTAGGTATTGACCATACCTACTACATATAGTATAATAAATATATGAAAAAAAATAATGTGTCCACATCCCAGTCTAAAATGAAGCGCCAGAAAAAGAATTTGAAGCGTTTATCATCTAAGCCAAAAATAAGTGCATTTGAAAGAAAACAAGCATTCATTGCAGAGCAGATTAGAAACTCTTTCTAATGAAAGAGCCTAAGATTATGAAAATGGACTGGCGTCCACTTGGTTATTGGCCAGTTTATAAAGATGGAAAGCTTACATGGGAAAAGGATCCAGACAATGATTGATTGGTTAGTTAATAAATTATTTTGGTGGACACCATTAAGAAATTCAATTATTCAAGAGGTACATATGTACGACTATATTAAATCTATAGTCGAGGACCCAGAATCTATGGAGACAGGATCACTATACTTCCCTGATAGTGATGGCTGGCGAAGCTGGAGTCATGATAAAGAAGCGGGCATTTATTATTTTAATGATGTCCCAGAAGAAACAATGATGGCTGCAATATCAGCACTAAGCGATATGGAAGAGAAGATTAAATAGTATAATAGTATTATAATGGAGGTGTTATGCAAGGCATGTGTGCACACTGTGCAAAAGAGTTAGACTCATCCAAACTAACCTTGTACACCTCTAAATTTAGATCATTCTATCTATGTCCATCATGCCTTGATTGGTATAAGATTGCAGAAGAAAATTATAAAGTGTATGTTGATTGGAAAAAAAATAATGAGAAAGCTACTTGATGGCGTATATAACTTCTTGCCTAAGATGTATCAAGGAGCAATGGTAGAAGAGTTTCCAAAAGCGGTAGACCTTACAATACATACAAAAGCTCCAAGTAAATGGCTATTGATTGATTTAGAAACAGGGCAGGAATATATAGGACTAGACGTACCAACTAAGTACGGTAGATGGAGAAGGATCAAGGACGGAATATAGAATGATGTGGTCGTGGGTACTAGCAGCAATTGGCGTGACAGGGATCTTTTTTGTAGGACGCAAGGTTATCTGGGCTTGGCTTTTGCTATTGTTTAATGAGTGCTTGTGGATAGTCTATGCGCTAACAACCCAGCAATACGGATTTATATTTGCAGCCCTTGCCTATGCTCTAGTTTATATTAGATCATACATACATTGGTCCAAAGAACCAGTAAATAAGATTCCATTATAGTGCGAAAAAAGTGCGGCGGTAGAGACCATATTGACAGTACCTGTCGTATATAGTATATTTATCATATGATATACCATGAGATTGAAGAGCATTATGGAGTTGAGGATAAGCGTTCAGCATTTAGGCTTGATCCAATGCCATACAAATGGACTCTATATAAGCATGGAGAGATATTAACATACGGCTATTGCCATAGTCAAGGCCAGGCGGAAGAAATGGTAGTAAAGGAAATGCAAGCAAGGTCATAATGGCATACTCTAGATTCTTTGATAGCGATATATATATCTATCCTCATGTAGATGGACATATAGAATGTTGTGCATGTTGGCTAAATGAAAAATTAGAGACGGGCCTATTTGGTCTATCAGAGAAAATAAGGGATGATCAATCCCTATCTAATCATATAGATGAGCATATTAAGGCTGGGCATGATATACCAGAGGGTCTTCTAGAAGAGATACTTTCTGATAACGACAGATATGGTAGAATGTAGCTATGGATAATACAAAAGATTGTAAGTGTGAAGGATGCATGGCCTGTAAAGCAAAGGGCGGATGCGAAATGGATACATGCAAAGGGCATGATAGCATGCACAAAGCAGAGCTTTCAGATGAAGAGATCTCAAAGTCTTATGA